AGTAACACCAGTAACTGAAGCACCAGAAGAAACTGCTGTACCAGTTGCAGCTGCACCACCTGCGATTTGTGGATTGCTAAAAGTGACTGCAGGTAAAAGAGTTGCATCATAACCACTACCAGCAGTAGCCATGGTAATTGATGTAACAGTACCAGTTTGGGTAGCAACTGCATTTCTAGCTGCAGTTACGTCTGCACGAGAAATTAAGAGAGCATTTGTGTATGACAGGAAGTTCGCTGCAGTAAAAAAGGCTTGCGCATTCGCATCAGTTGGTTTACCGAAGTAACGAACTAATTCGTTCTCGGAACTAACCTGAGTAGGAGCCAAAACTGGACCCCATTGGAAAGCACCAGCAAACGCTCCACGAGAGCTAGATACAGCTGGAACGATCGATGTGTAATCTTTTTCTACGACTGCAACGCCTGGAGATAATTGGAAAGGCATTGTAATTCTCCTTGTTAATAAGTTTTTACTTTAGACAGAAAATCGTGTCTACATTTTATTTAGTTTTTACAAGTTTTCAATTCAAAAATTCAGTGGAGCCTTTTCAGGACTTCCATCGTCATAGAATCCGAATGGTGTCAATTCCTCTTCAATAGCTTGTATTTGCTTTTTGTACATAATTTCTCTAAGGTTAACATTATTTAGGTCTTTGAAATACGGCTGAGTTGTGACCCATCCAAAGAGCACCAAAGGCATTACCAAATCATCGTGATATCCTTCATCAGCAGCATATGATCCTTTAACTTCTATAAATGTTGAAATTTCAGAAATCGTATCTGCATCGGTTACAAGTAACTTGTTTTCTTCGATCAATGATTTGAAGTTGTGACATCCAATTCTTTTGATCTTTTTATCAGTATTGACACCTAGTTGAGTTTTACCTCCACCAAATCCTCCACCGATATACTGACCCATATTATGGCGATTAACGAATAGAAGATTTTCATATTCTAATTCTGAGTATAAGATATGGGCGACCTGTTCACTCGAGTTAATTTCTATTAATACGTATGCTTCGTTGTATTCTTTACCCACTTTGTATATCACATTAGGATATAAAAGAGGACTAATATCATTCTTTCTATATTTTGCGACTGTTCTATATGGAACTTCTGTTATATCTATTAATTGGAATGCTGAATAGTCACCACCAACACCCTTTGCTACGTCACAAACCATACAATAAGTATGCCCAGCCTGTGGCTTAACATAAACATCTAATCCATCTTTTGTATAAATGATAGGATCGACTGGCATCTTAGCGATAACATCTGCAGAGATTAAAGTTAAACTAGAACCAAGGAATTTACAAGCAACCTCTTGGTTATATTTAAGTTCACCAAGCATAGCCCTTTGTTCAGCTGCCCACTTGTCATCACGACCTGGAATTTCCCAATAAGGAATAAACAATGGTGTAAATCCATTGCGACCATTTTCAGCATCATTCCAAAACTTCCAGAAATGATTATAGCCGAGTGGCGTAGAAGATAAAAGAATCTTAGTAGTCTGTCCAGCAGAAATCATTGGATAAACAGATGTAAAGAATTCCTCAGCAACCTGATTTGGGATAATCGCAGCTTCGTCAACGTAAAGTAAGTTAACAGATTTACCACGAATACCAGAAGCAGAAGTTGCTGAAGTAAATACTTTAGATCCATTCTCTAGTTCAATATCACCTTTGTTCCAAGTAGTGACACCTTGTTGCATCCATTGAGGAAGCAATTCATACATAGTTTGATAACGATTTAAAACTTCACGAGCAGATGTGGCTTTGTTGGCCAAAATCGCTACAGTTTTATTCGCTTGAAATAATGTATACCATAAAATGTATGCAGCTGATGTAGTCGTCTTACCCTGCTGACGACCCTCCATTAAAATCACACGACGATTCTGATGGATTATATTTAGTTTATTTTTCTGACAATCATACAGTTTAAACAACTGAAGACCATGATCAAGTGTAACGATGTAACAATAGTTCTCAATAAAGTAAACATAATCTTGTGAACATTTAATATACTCTTGAATATTTTCTGGAGTAAATTGTACAGTTACACCAGCAGCTTTTAAGTTCGAATTCGAATTATAAATTTCAGCCATGTTTAGAAATTCGAAGTCCAGTCTTCTGTCGCTACAGTAGCTGTGGTAACATCGCCTTCTGCTGTATAAACTCTATTGGCATTTGCGAAATTTTCATTTTGTCCAACATTGGCATAAACAGTACCAATAACTCCCTGATTAGACATTGGTCCAAATAGGTTTAATTTCATTTGAAAATTTAATGTATGAACCACTGATCTTCTAGTCTGAAAATCACCATCGTACTCATCTTGTACTTGAATAGAATTTAATACAATGGGAACATCAATAACAACACCCATATCTGGAACAGCATTAACACTTAATGTATACTCTGGTGTAAATGTTGGTAGAATTTGTTCGATAATTTGAAGACCATCTTCTTGTGTTTTAGTTAACACATACAAAGAAATGTCTAAGTTGTATGGGACTGGTGTGTACATAACTGATTTGTTAAGACTATTACCAGATTTAATCTGTTGCATACGATTAGTCTTACGAGCAGAATCATAATTGTAACCAGTGATCTCAAAAGACATTCTTGGGAGAACAGTGTTTACATTATTTTCTAAAGTTGGATCTCCATCAATTCTAACTAACCATTTTTCTTTTGGTGCATATGCAAGAGGAATCTGCAAACGCTGTAATGTAGTTCCAGTAACAGAGTCACCTTGTTTGCGATCAATATAGATGTCGCTGAATAAACGACCAAAAGCAACAATGCTTTTTCGAATTATTCCATGATAGTATACGTTATCGTTAAGCATTGTTTATCTCACCGAATGGATTTGATTCATCAAAATTAATAACATTAACAGATTCTTTCTTGAATGAATTATTGTCAGCGAAAGAGTCAGCTGCTTTGTCTATATTAGTCTCGATAGTACAAGTTGCTGCAGCACCTGTACCACCACCTCCAACGAAACTAATTACTGGAGCGATTTGATAACCAGTTCCTGGATTTGTTATATCAACACGAATAATCTTATTGGCAGTTGCGCCAGTACCACGAACTGCAGTACCTGCTGCACCAAATCCACTACTACTTGTGAATACAACAGTAGGTACAGATGTATATCCAGATCCCTGATTGGTCATAGTAATACCAAAAACCTCACCACGTGAACTTCTGGTGGTATTGGTTGTGAAAGATTTAAGTGATTCAAATGCATCTACAGCAGGTATACCAGTATCGATAAACTCAGAAGCATATTGAAACAATTCGATTTGTAGTTTGTAAACATAAAGTTTACCAAGTTGATAGAATGGATCTTGATGTTGAACAAATTTGATTTCAAACAATCCTTTTGACAGTGGGAAGTAAATCAAATCACCTTCATTTGGGCGAGTTGGAATTGTAGTAACTCCATAACGACCAACAAACTGTTCCCATCTTCTACGTGCGCAAACAAGAGTGGCAGATTGTTCAATCATTAAACCAAACTTCTGAATAAAAGCACCCTGTCCAGCAAATGAGTCTACATTCTCGAAGTACATTTCAATGGGAAATGCAGACTTAAATTGAGACAGACGATCTTCCCCAAGAATATTGTCTTTAGAAACAAGAGTTCTTGGAATGTACATAACTTCGTTACCGTAAATACGTAACGATTCTATGATCAAATCCTCAATAAGGAACTGTTCGTTTTTAGTTCCCTGAGAGAAATAAACATTTGTTGTTGACATTTTAGCCCATTATGAAGTTTAGTGGAGCAGACTTAGTCATTAAATCTTGTTCTAGAATTTGTATTTCTGCCAGTGCTTCTTGATATAGAGTATCACCATCTAAAACAACACCACCTGGAAGCTGAATGCCTTTAAACTTTTTAAGGTTTGTTCCCCATTGTTTCTTAAACAATGCAGATGTATATTTCTTCAACCATGTCTCGTTCCAAACTTTAGACCAAGTTGTAGGATCCATTGCACGATAACCTTTGATGATTATGTAATCACCAAGAAATAAATCTGAGTCCCAGTTAATATCCAAGTACATGCGATCTTGGAGTCTGTTGAATCTGAAATCTGCTTTACCATTTAGAGTCCAATCAAGTAAGTCTAAATGCTGCATGACAGTTGTATAGTAAATGATTGATGTAGAAGTTAAATCATACAAGTCATTTAAACGTAACTGGTATTGCAAGTCGAACATATTCTTAGAAGAAGATGCCTGACCAATATTAAGAATACCTGTAACACCCCAAACATAATCTGGGATAATTATGTATTTGTTATCGTACTCTCTTAGGGTAATAGAACTAAGAGTAGCATTATGTCCAGCAGAACCAGTAATTGCTTCGCCAGCAGTAAATGTTCCAGTGACCTTTTTAACTAGCAATAAGGTTCCATTAGATTTTCTTTGAGATTCTACGCAAACTGTTGCTTTTGCTCCAGAAGAAACACCTGTAATTATTTCGCCAGTATCAAATGTACTAGCCACACTAGCTGTCAGAGTGATCTCAGAAGCACGTATAAGTTGTTTTAGATAAATTTCTTCAATACCATCATAGTGATATTGTCTCCAATAATCTAACGATTCATCAATACGATCTTCTAATTGATCGTCATCTACGTTAATTTCGAGTACAGGTGCACCCAAGTCACGGAGACAGTATTGTTTTAAACCTTCTCTAGTTGTTGGGATTGCCATATATTATACCTTGAATAAAGTTGCTTGACCTTTTATTGCAGAAGTTCCAGCGGAACAAGTCGCAAAGATCGTTAAAGTACCAGCAGAGATAGATCCACTAAATGTAGTATTAGTAGTTGCACTTTGCATTTCATTGGCAACTGTGTAGTTTTCATTAAATGTTACAGTAGTACCATCATGCATAAACAACATTTCCATGATCCGATAAACAGAACCATTAGTAATTGACAATACAACTTTACCAGAACGATACACAGAAGAAGATAAAGTAGTTATTGCTGTGGCACCAGTTCCAGAAGTTGAACCACTAAACGCTACGATATCGTAGATATTAGTCATTACTATCTTTTTACCAGCAGCAAGTGCTAAATCTTCAGAAGAAGTCCATGCCCCAGTTGAATTAACCCAGTTAAGAGTTTTATCTGTAGTACCTTTGAGAGTAATACCACCACCATCAGCAGTAGTATTAGTAGGAGAAGCCACAGAACCAAGTTCAATATTTTTATCATCAACAGTTAAAGTTACTGCGTTAATAGTAGTAGTTGTACCATTAACAGTAAGGTTACCACTAATAACAACTTCAGCGTTATTAATTGTAGCAGTACCAGTTGCTGCACCGATAGAAAGGGTAGTTGCTGCACCGAATGCATTTACTGTAGTTAAAGCAGTATTAAATAATGTTAGTGTACCAGTAGAAGTGGATGCGATAGTTGGAGACGCACCATTGATGTTTAGTGTAGTAGCATTCGATAATGTAACAGTTGGTGGTCGAATTGTTTGTGTACCAGTAGTTCCACCAATAGTCAAATTCGTAGCAGCACCAAACGCATTGACAGTAGTAGCTGTGGTATTAAATACGTTTTGTGTAGTTTGTGTACCAACTAAAGTACCAGTATAATCTTTAAGGTTAGTTCTATTCCACTGACCAACTTGAGTGGCAGCAGTGCCAGCTGCATCTTCAGCAAAGAAATCTAGATCACCATTAGAAGCATTAGCAGCAGTTTCTGCTTGAATGTATGTAAACTTATCTACAGAAGATACACCACCAAGAGAAGACCATGCACCTGATGAATACCCCTCAAACGAAGTGATTGTAGAGTTATAACGAACCATACCAGCAGCAGGAGAAACTGGACGATTACCAGTCGTACCCACTGGAAGTGTCCAATGACTAGTACCAGTAGCTGCAAGAATATCTAAACCAGCTAAACTAGTAGAAGAACTACCAAGAGCAATAACAGTAGAACCGATTGTTACATCAGCAGTTGCCCAAGTAGGAGCATAACCAGCACCAGCAGAACGCAAGAATGTACCAGACGAACCAGCAGTAATGAATGTAGATAAACTTGTATCTGCTTGGATAATTAACTGACCAGCAGAACCACCAGCAATGTTAGTTGCAGTAGTTGCCAAAGTAGAACTACCAGCAGAGATAGAAGAAGCAGCAACGAATGTCGGAGCACCAGTACCACCAGAAACTAGAATTTGACCAGAAGTACCAGCTGCAGTAAGAGCAA